TTATTGTTATCTTCAGAAGATGCTAACCAGCTAAGATACAAAAAAGGAAAAGTAGTAAAACCAGGGACAGATGTTACTGTGATATCAGAAGGGGATGAAATATATTATGATAAGAGAGCTGGATATACCATGCTTATCAATAATGAACCTTATACGATTATTTCTCAGAACGATGTCGTTGTTGTTTTATAAACTCGTTCATCTCTATTATCATGTTGCGATACACTTTATCGGAGTATGATACATTTTTAGCAAACATAGGATTTGAAGTTTGAGAGGTGGGTATCTCTTTGCCCTCTAGCTTATCATATATAGATTTTATTACTCGTTTAGTTTTATAAGACAGACAGTAGACGGCTTTTCTCCCTCTATGTCCTTTACGGAAAACTTCTATCCACCCCTCTTGCCTTAACTTTTCAAATCTATTTTTATTCCATCCCAATAGATTATTGAAGTCTTGGAATCTTCCTTTGTCAAAATATTGCTCCGACCTTAAAAAAAGTAGCATATCTAGCTCTTGAGCGTTCAGACCATACTTAGCTTTTATAAAGTATCGAACTACTCTCCAGTACTTTAGGTAATCAGATTTCATTGAATTTAATTTAGTAAATTTGTACAAAGATATTTATAAAATACCTATGGAAAAAAATACACACAAAGAAATAAGACACTACGCAGGAGCGGCAGGAATTTTTTTAGTTGTAGTTGGACTGTTATTGTTTCTGTCTTTTAATCAAATACCATCTGACAACAAGGATTTGTTTGTTAGTATCGTAGGGGTTATATCAGGTTCATTGTCAGTAATTTTATTTACTATTATTGGTCGTAACCCAAACGAAGTTCAGGAGCTTAAAAGCGCAAATGAAAAACTTGAAGGTCAAGTTACTCAACTCATCCAACAAAAAGATGAGCTTGAAGGAATGTTAATTGAAATGCAAAAAGAGATAGTAGACAAACTTTCTATCGCTGGAGTGTATTTTGAATTAAAAGATAAAAAACAATAAAATGGCAAAGAAAAACATAGACCCTAGTACATTTGTTTTTAGAGACACTACAGTAGAGAAGTTTCTAAAAAATATGGATGCTAAAAACAAACCAGGGAAGAAAAGAAAAAAACCTTTTGAAGGTCCTATGGGGACTGGATTTAAAACAAAGAAACCTAAAACAACAGCTTAATTATGCCTACAGTAGGAAAGAAAAAATTTGCTTACACCAAAAAAGGTAAAGCAGCAGCAAAAAGTTACGCGAAGAAAACTGGCAAAAAAGTAAAGTCTAAGTATTAATGGCTAAGTCAGGAAGAACGAAGAAGAAAGGTAACAAGATATGTCCAGCAGGAATCGCCTGGGCAAAGCGCACCTTTGATAAATATCCGTCTGCTTATGCAAACATGGCGGCAAGTAAATATTGTAAAGACCCTAACTATGGTAAAAAATAAAATGGATTATAACGGCATAGGCTTTTCAAATAAAAATATTGACAAGCTAACCAAGAAGCAAAAGTATATCGCTAAACAATCTGGCAACCCTAATAAGATTGAGAGTTCTGATTTTAAAGCTCTGAGAAAAAAATAATGGGAGAAGAAATAAAGCGACTAGAAGAATTAAAAAAAAATACATCGGATTTTGGAGAGCAAATGGAAATAGCAGACAAGATTCATAATATTAAAATGAAAATGAACGGCACAAGACCGTCAGACTCTTTTATAGAGTGTGTAGGTTGCGGTTCTTGATTTTAGAAAATGGGAGAATTAAAAAAATGGCGTGACCAGAAATGGGTTCGTATAGGAACGGATGGAAAGATAAAGGGTGCTTGCGGTACGAGCAAGAACAAAAAAAATCCAGACCGATGTCTTCCTTTAGCTAAAGCAAAAAGATTAAGCAAGCGTGCGCTTGCTGCTACAGCCAGAAAGAAAAAAGCTTCTGGCGGTAAAAAACAATTTGTAAGTAATACTCAAACAGTTAAAAAAGCATGAGCACAACCTAATGGCAAACAAAAGCAAAATGAAATGTAACCGAGTGGTTGCATCGGACAGAGCTGGTAAAAAGAAAATGGTAAAAGCTTGCGAAGGTGGCAAGGAGAAGCTTATTCACTTTGGAGCAAAAGGCTATGGTCACAACTATTCTTCTGCTGCTCGTAAATCTTTTAGAGCAAGACACAAGTGTAGTTCGGCAAAATCAAAAATGTCTGCACGCTACTGGGCTTGTAAAAAATTATGGGCAGGAGCAGGCGGTTCTACCAAGAGTTCACCAAAAAGTAGGCAAGGAAAATATTAGTATATTTGTAGAATAAAATTTTAAGGATGAAAAATCAAGGTTATAATTCAAGACTAGACGAATCTTTAGGAGCTCGCAACGGAAAAAAATCTCAATCTATGAAAGATAGAAGAGACGAAAGCAAGGCCATGTCAAAAAAAATGTATGGTCATGCATACGGAGCTGACAAAGGGATGGAGTATAGGAGTGATAATTTACATTACAAAACCCATAATCACTTAAAATAATATGAGAAAATTAGCAGCGTGGCTTGTAAAGGCCGCTAATTGGATTAGCGATTTTTGGAATCAATGTAAGTGTTACTGGAATAAAGGATTATTATTTATTTCATTCAAAACAAAAAAATGTGATAACAAATTATGTACTTGTAAAAAATGAAATCAAAAGGTCTCGGAGATACGATACATAAATTTACTAAAGCCACAGGCATAAAGCGCGTGGTAGATACAGTTGCAAAAGCAACGAATACCGATTGCGGATGCGATGGTCGCCGCGATTCTTTAAACAGATTAATACCATATAAAGATTAAAAATGGCATATCAAAAGTTACAAGCAGGAAGAGCAGCATCGGTAACTCCAAGCGATACAGCAAGCATACCTAGTGTTTCGGGAGGAACAAACAATGGTTGTGTTTTATATGTTGGCAGCGCTGGAAATTTAAGAGTTCAGACAGTTGGAGGAGATGACGTTACGTTTAACAATATTAATACTGGAGCATTTATTCCTGTACAAATTGTAAAGGTATATGCTACGGGAACTACCGCAAGTAATATACTTGCATTGTGGTAAAATATAAGCGATGGGATTAGTAAATTGGATAGCAATATCGATAACATCAAACCTGATTTCACAGGCCCCTCCTATCGGAAGCACAGATATAATAAGCGAAATAGGAGTGCAAATGATTAGTGAAGATGCATCGGCACAAGATTTAATAACAGAAGGACAGTAAAATGGCAATAAAATTTTCAGAATTTAACGTAGGCGCAACAACATCTGATATAGATTATTTAGTTGGTTACAAAAACACAGACAATGTTCAAATCCCAGTAGGGCTAGTAGGTACTGACACTACTTATACAGTTAGTACTGCACAAGCTGGAGCTAATGAAACAATCACATTAACAGGAAGTGATTCATCTACGGATTTAATTACAATTACTGCTGGTAATGATATCAGCTTAACCGATGATGGAGCAGGGAATGGATTTACAATTGCTTCTACAGTTGTAGGAGATACTTACACTATTGGAACTTCTACGAATGGTTCAAGTGTAGATGTAAATCTTGATGCGGCAGCGGGAGCGGATACTAATATAACATTAACTCCAGGTACAGGTCTTTCAATAACACAGGCTGCGGATGTAGTTACTTTAACTAACACAGCTCCTGGAGATACATATACGTTAGGAGCTGGAGCAAAAGCAGGTTCTAGTGTCCCTTTAAATTTAGATGCTGCTACAGGAACTGATTCAGTGGTAAATCTAACAGAGGGAACAGGAATAACACTTACTCAAACTTCTGCAACGGAAATTACAATAGAAGGTTCGGCTGGAACGACAGTCATCAAAGACCAGTTTACAGGAAACAATTCTGCGACTGCTTTTACATTGTCTACTTCTGTAAGCTCAGCTGACAATCTAAACATATTTATAAGTGGGGTGTATCAAAACTCTGTTGATTCTGGAGGTACGGCAAACTATAGTGTGTCTGGAACAACGCTTACTTTTGTAACGCCACCTCCAACGACATCAACAAACGGAATTGAAGTAGTAATAACACAGTAATAAATGGCAACAACAAAAGTCCCTAACAACTTAATAGATTTGAGCGGAGACTCTGGAGCTTTGCCATGGGCCGCTGGAACTACTGCTCAAAGACCTGCTTCTCCAAATTCTGGAGATTTTAGGTATAATACAGATTTGAATAAGTTTGAATTTTATAACGGTACAGATTGGAGGTTGATTGTACCCATAGCTTTTATGGATTTTTTATTAGTTGCCGGCGGTGGCGGTAGCTCAAATGGAGCTGGAGGAGCTGGAGGTTTATTAACTTCTTATGGCTCAGTTTCAGGCGGTGGCGGACCTGTTTTAAGTCCATTTTCCGGAGCAGGGGAAACTTATGTAATTACAATAGGTGCAGGTGGAAATTACAGTAGCGATTATCATTATGCTCCTGGAATGGGGGGTGATTCATCAATCGTATCAAGCAACCCTTCTACTAATCTATATGCAGATGGAGGTGGTAGAGGTGGTTCTGCCTTAAATATATACACACCTGGTACTACTGCGACCGGTTTACCTGGAGGTTCAGGAGGTGGAGGAGGACTTGTCCCCAGTACCAACCCTGGGTATGTTGGAGGTGCAGGAACAGGAACAACTAACCAAGGTTATCCTGGCGGGCAAAGTAGAGGTGAACCTTATCCTTCAAGAGTTGTATTTGGTTCTGGTGGAGGAGCTGGAGGCGCAGGTATAGGAGGATATAGTCCTACTGGCTATCAGACAATTTCAGGTGGCTTAGGTTTAGCTGTAGATATTTTAAACTCTACTAATGCAGCAACTTATTCAGTTGGAGACGTAAGTGGGACTGATGTTTATTATGCTAGTGGAGGCGCTGCAATTTGGATTAGTGGTAGCACTTGGAGTGGAGCACCAAATCCTCTTTATGGCCCTGTAAGTCCTGGCGGTGGAGGTTCTTATAGCGCCGGAGCTGCCAATACAGGTGGCGGTGGCGCAAGGTCGTATAATGGTGGTTCTGGAGTTTGTATTTTAAGAATGACCACAGACAGCTATACTGGAGTAACAACTGGCAATCCATCTGTAGTAACAGAGGGTGACGATACAATTTTAATTTACACCGGCAGCGGTTCTTATACAGCTTAGATATGGCAACAACTAAAATAGGAGGAGGAGTAGTAGATTTAAACTCAGACAATTCAGCATTTCAAATGCCATCGGGTTCATCCTCGTATACAGGAACTGCTGTAACTGGAATGATTAGAAATAATACTTCTATATCAAATGTAGATGCTATTAGTGTGTTTGAATATTATAATGGGACTGAGTGGGTTCCAATGAGCACTAATGGTTTACCAAAAATTAACTTTCTAGTTATTGCCGGCGGCGGTGGCGGCGGAACTAAAAGAGGCGGTGGCGGTGGAGCTGGAGGATATAGAACTTCTATTGGACAATCTGGTGGCGGCGGCCCAGCAGAATTAAATATAGTGGCAATTTCAGGAACGGTTTACACAATAACGGTTGGAGCAGGCGGTGGCGGTAATGCCTATGGAACAGATTCCGTATTTGGAACTATAACTTCTGTCGGCGGCGGTAAAGGTGGGAAAAAACCCCCCGGTAATGGTTATCCTGGAGGTTCAGGAGGTGGTGCATCTAATCAATACCAAGGCGGTGGTTCAGGAACTGCTAATCAAGGTTATCCTGGAGGTAATGGACAAGCTTCAAATTATTACGTTGGTACTGGTGGAGGTGGCTCTGGAGCGGCTGGTGCGACCAATAACCAGAATGCTTCTGGAGCAGCTGGAGATGGAGTTTCATCTTCTATAACTGGAGCCGCAGTACTCAGAGCCGGCGGTGGCGGTGGAGCTGGTTTCCCTGCAAGTGCTGGAAAAGCCGGCGGAGGAAATGGCGGAGGAAATAATTCCGCTCCCGGAACTTCAGCGACTGCAAATAGTGGTTCAGGCGGTGGAGGTGGCGGCTTTAATGCAGGCGCTGGAGCAGGTGGTTCTGGAGTAGTAATACTAAGAATGGACACATCTACATATTCAGGCACAACAACAGGTTCGCCTACAGTCAGTACAGACGGTAGCGATACAATATTAATATATAACGGTAGCGGTAGTTATACGGCTTAAATAATTAAATTATGGCACATTTTGCAAAATTAGATTCAAACAATGTAGTACAGCAAGTCATTGTTTTAAATAATTCTGTATTATTAGATTCAGAAGGAAATGAAAGCGAGCAACTTGGTATTGACTTTTGTAAGAGTTTGTATGGACAAGACACAACTTGGTTACAAACTTCTTATAACGGAAATATGAGAGCGCGTTACGCTGGAGTTGGGATGAGTTATGACGCATTAAATAATGTTTTTATACCTGAACAACCTTTTCCATCTTGGACTTTAAATGAAACTACTTGGGATTGGGATTCTCCAGTTCCATATCCAACTGTTGAAGAAGGTTCTACAGATATTTATACATGGAATGAAGAGGCTCAAACTTGGGATTTAGTAGTAATAGAAGAAGAAGAATAAAAAACAAAATATGGCTACCACCAATATATCAAGTACAGACTTTTTAGCTTTTAATGATAATACCGGAGCTATTCAGTTGACATCTGGCACAACAGCCGAAAGACCTGGGTCTCCTTCTAATGGAGAGATGAGATACAACACTACTGATAATAAAGTAGAGTATTATGATGGAGCTAATTGGATTCAGGTTGCAGATTCACCAGTTCCTATTTCACTTTCAGCTGACTTTCTTGTAGTAGCAGGTGGCGGTGGCTCGGCCGGTATGTCTACTTATGATGGAGGAACCGGTGGTGCTGGGGCTGGAGGTTTAAGGACTTCTTACGGCTCTAACTCAGGAGGTGGCTCAATCGCTGAAAGTAGTTTATCACTTACAACAGGTAGAGATTATATTGTTACAATTGGAGCTGGAGGAGCAGCAACTGGTTCAAGAACAGATGATAGAAGTTCAGGTACAGGCTCTAATTCTGTTTTTTCAACTATTACCTCTGATGGCGGTGGCTATGGCGGTGGAGTGAATGCTGCTAGAAATGCACAAACTGGTGGAGCAGGAGGTTCTGGTGGCGGTGGCGGTACTAGAAATCAATCATCAAATGGTGGCGCAGGAACTGCTAATCAAGGATATGATGGCGGGGCATCTACAGGAAGTTATACAGGACCTGGAGGTGGAGGAGCTGGAGCAGTAGGTGCTGGTAACAACAACAATGATGCTGTAGGCGCTCAAGGAGGTGATGGACTTGTAGTTCTTATAGCACCATTTTCTTTGGCAGTAACCACGGCAAATGTAGGTCAAGGTGTAGGGGGAACAAATGTTTGGTACTCAGGTGGAGGAGCAGGGTCTCCTTATAGTTCTCCATATACAGCTGCGCCTACAAGTTACGGAGGTGGCGGACAATATACAACGGGTTCTGGAACGCCGGGTACGGCAAATACTGGCGGTGGTGCTGGTGGTACAGCAAGGGCAGGGGGAACCAGCGGTGGGTCTGGTGGGTCTGGTGTTGTCATAGTAAGATACCCAAATACAAGAACAATGACAGTTGGAGCGGGTTTAACAGTAGTACACGGAACAGATGGCTCGGATAAAATAGCTATTTTTAAATCTGGTTCAGATAATATAAGTTTTAGTTAATATGGCACACTACACAATTTTAAATTTAAATAATATAGTGACTCAGGTTATTACTGGCAAAGACGAAGGCGGTGATGTAGATTGGGAGGTTTACTATGGTAATCTTCATAATCAAACTTGCAAAAGAACTTCTTACAATACAATAGGTGGAGTTCATGTAAATGGAGGAACGTCATTTAGAAAAAACTATGCTGGTATAGGATATACATACGATGAAACTCGTGATGCGTTTATACCGCCAAAGCCATATGATAGCTGGACACTAAACGAGACTAGCTGCTTATGGGAAGCTCCTACGGCTTATCCAGATGATGAGCAACAGTACATCTGGAATGAAGAAACAACAAGTTGGGATTTAATAACAGAATAATGAATATTAACGATATAAAAATATTAAGTTTAAATAGTTTAGCTTTAGGAATTTCTATGACTCATATAGACGTAATACTAAAAATTTTATTACTTTTAGTATCAATTGGATACACAGTCCATAAATGGTACTTAATGCATGGAAAGAATAAGTGAACATATATCGTATAAAGAAGGTATTAAATCTAATACCGCAACTCGTTTAGGAATTAAAAACACACCTGATGATTACCAAATTACTAATATGGTAAACATTAGCGTTAATGTTTTCGAGCCTCTTAGAAAATATGTAGGTGGCCCTATAAGAATCAGCAGTTTTTACAGATGCGAAGAATTGAACCGAGCTATCGGTGGAAGTTCACGCTCGCAACATTGTGAGGGTCGAGCGATTGACCTAGATGATACACTTGGTCATAAAACAAATGCTGAGATGTACCAATACATAAAAGATAATTTAAGCTTTGACCAACTCATATGGGAGTTTGGTGACGACACTAATCCAGATTGGATTCATGTAAGCTATGTCCACCCAGATGAAAACAGAAAGCGCTGCCTAAGAGCAGAGCGAACAAATGGTAAAACTACATATCGAGTGATATGAGTAAAGAAAAAAAACCGTTTAAAGAAACAGGTGTGGGAAGGTTTCTCATTGAGAAAGCGCCTTCAATACTAGGTATTGTTGGTGATGCTATACTTCCAGGCAATGTTATCTCAGAGCTTATCAGCGGAAACAACGAGCTTAGTGAAGGAGACAAAAGAATAGCTCTTGAAAAACTTAGACTCGAGCGCGCTGAAATAGATGGTGTTACTAGACGTTGGGTTGCAGACTCTGGAAGCCAGAGCTGGCTTGCTAGAAATGTAAGGCCGCTAACTCTAGTGGTGTTAGTACTTGCTTATGTTGGGGGATGGTATATGGGATTAGACACCTCAGATACAGCCTCTCTTTTGACATGGGTCCTTTGCGGATATTTCGGAGCGAGAACGGCAGATAAGATAGGAGTAAAACTTCCAGGTAAATAATTCATATATTTGTATTAATAAATTTAATACAATGCATATTAGAAAAATATCAATAGGTCCGGACTATAAGTCTAGTGCAATGCACTATATTGTAGGGCAAGAAATACTTGGGGGTTCACACAGCATTCATTTAATAAAAGAAGACGAGCATAAAGGTTCAATAAAAATATGGATTCAAAAAGCAGATGAAGTGTTTTTATGGAAAGAGTTTAATTCAACTATGCCTATTTCTGTGGAATATAATATAAACTTTTAATGAGGTCACCTTTTTATTTTATAGTAAAACCCACAAAGGGTAAGAGATATAATAACTCAAAAGAAATAGGAGGTGTAGATTTTATAACTAGTACCTCAGAAGAAAACCATATAGCTTCTAATAGAGAAGCTATTGTTGTTTCTACTCCTTTAGGATACGAAGGAGATATAGAGCCAGGAGATACTCTTTTAGTGCACCATAATGTTTTTAAGTTTTATAATGACATGAAGGGTCGGCAGAAAAGCGGCAAAAGTTTTTTCATGGATGATTTGTTTTTTATAGACAATCAGCAGTTTTATATGTATAATAAAAACAATAAGTGGCATTGCCATGATAAGTATTGTTTTGTAGAGCCAGTGCCAGTTACTGAATCTTATATACATAAGCCTTTTGCTGAAGAGCCCCTTATGGGTAAAATGAAATATATAAATAAAACATTACAAGAGCGTGGTATAAAAGAAGGCGACCTAGTTACCTTTAGACCAGATACTGAATATGAATTTAATGTAGATGGTCAAAAGTTGTATCGAATGTTTGATAATCACATTACAATGGTTCTGTGAAATATTCAATTAAATGCAGTAAAAGAAAATGAACTCAGAAGAACTAAAGAAACAGATAATTCAAGCTGGTAGAAAAGCTGTTGAACAGCTTATTAAAGTTGCTAAGGAAGATATTATTAAGCACGACCCAGAAGATGAATTAGCAGCAGACAGATTAAAAAACGCAGCTGCCACAAAAAAGTTAGCCATCTTTGATGCTTTTGACATACTAAATAAGATAGACCAGGAGCAGGAGAATATAAACTTATCACATAACACAGATACTAAAGTTGAAACAAAACAAGGATTTGCAGAAAGACGCTCAAGGTAGCATCTATAAGGTTTTAGAGGGATACATACCTAAAGGTGTTTTGGCTAATAAAAATAGAGCTAAGACTTGGGAGTATGGATATAACGACAAGTATGACTTTGTTTGTATTTCTAAAAATGGTACGCTCGGAGATATTGTAGAAATATCAGGTCTTAAAGTAGGTTTACCTGTACTTCCTAAGGATTGTTTCTCAAGGTCTAAGAATATATCAGAGCAATATTGGGAAAGACAAGAACTCCCAAAGGAGCTGTCAAGAATATATTCTATATTTCAATGGAACGAAATGCCTACTCCTTTTAAATCAAGATGGGTAGATTATATAGAGTCTGAATTTGACAATAGGGAAGAAGGGCATTGGTTTATGAATAATGGAAAACCAACTTACATTACTGGCTCACATTATATGTATCTACAATGGTCAGCAATTGATGTAGGTTATCCAGATTATAGAGAGGCTAACAGAATATTTTATATTTTTTGGGAAGCGTGTAAAGCAGATAAGCGAGCCTTTGGTATGATATATTTAAAGATTAGACGTTCAGGGTTTTCATTTATGGGTTCTTCAGAGTGTGTAAACGCAGGTACATTAGCAAAAGATTCTAGGGTAGGCATATTATCAAAAACTGGAGCGGATTCTAAAAAGATGTTTACCGATAAGGTAGTTCCTATATCTAATAGACTTCCGTTCTTTTTTAAACCCATACAGGATGGTATGGATAAACCAAAGACTGAACTAGCCTTTAGGATACCTGCATCTAAGATTACAAAGAAAAATATGTACGATAGTGTTAATGAAGAGCTTACGGGTCTTGATACCACTATTGACTGGAAAAATACAGATGACAACTCCTATGATGGTGAAAAACTTATGCTGTTAGTCCATGATGAAAGTGGTAAGTGGATAAAGCCAAATAATATACTCAACAACTGGAGAGTCACTAAGACTTGTTTGAGGTTAGGTAGTAAGATAATAGGTAAGTGTTTGATGGGCTCTACTTCAAATGCTCTTGATAAAGGCGGTAGTAATTTTAAAAAGCTCTATGAAGATTCTGATGTAAACAAAAGAAACGCTAACGGACAAACTAAAAGCGGCATGTATTCTTTGTTTATTCCTATGGAAATGAACATGGAAGGATTTATAGATGTGTATGGGCAGCCAGTTCTTATAGCTCCTAAAGAAAAACGAAAGGGTGTTGATGGAGAATGGATTACTAACGGAGCTATAGACTATTGGCAGGCTGAAGTAGATTCTTTAAAATCAGATGCGGATGCACTGAACGAATTTTACAGACAGTTTCCTAGAACAGAGTCACACGCATTTAGAGATGAGAGTAAGTCTTCTCTTTTTAATCTTACAAAGATATACCAACAGATAGACTATAACGATTCTTTAATACTAGAACACCACTTAACAAGAGGGAACTTTTATTGGCAGAATGGAATTAAAGATACTAAGGTGGCTTTTAGTCCTGACAAGAGAGGTAGGTTTTTAATTAGCTGGACACCATCAAAGGGATTGCAAAATAATGTTATTGATAGGAGAGGTATTAAGTTTCCAGGCAATGACCATATGGGAGCGTTTGGATGTGACTCTTATGATATATCTGGAACTGTCGGCGGTGGAGGTTCTAATGGAGCTTTACATGGAATGACTAAGTTTAGTATGGAGGAAGCTCCTGCTAATGAGTTTTTCTTAGAGTATGTAGCTAGGCCGCAAACAGCTGAGATATTTTTTGAAGAAGTATTGATGGCTTGTGTGTTTTATGGTATGCCAATATTAGTGGAGAATAACAAGCCTAGATTACTGTATCATTTTAAGAACAGAGGATATAGAGGTTTTTCCATGAACAGACCTGACAAGCATATGTCCAAGCTATCAAAAACAGAGAAAGAGCTAGGAGGTATACCTAATAGTTCTGAGGATGTAAAGCAGTCTCACGCTGCTGCAATTGAATCTTACATAGAAAAAAATGTAGGTATAGATTTTGAAGGACAATTTAGGGAATCTGGAGATATGGGTAATATGTTGTTTACAAGGACTTTAGAAGACTGGGCAAAGTTTGATATAAATAATAGAACTAAATTTGATGCAAGTATTAGTTCTGGATTAGCTGTTATGGCAACACAAAGGCATATGTATCAAGTAGAGAAAAAACAATCAAAAATAAACCTTAACTTTGCAAGGTATACAAATAAGGGAAATTTAAGTGAATTAATTAGATAGATGAAGGATGTTACAATAGACATTGCATCTACAGGCTTTCCAAGTCAATTTGTTTCTGATGCTGAAAAAGCTACGAACGAATTTGGTTTACAGATAGGACAAGCTATTCAATACGAATGGTTTAAAAAAGACGGAAACCAGTGTAGATACTACAATCAATGGAGAGACTTTCACAAACTGCGTTTATACGCAAGAGGGGAGCAATCAATTGCTAAATATAAAAACGAAATTGCAGTAGATGGAGACTTATCTTATCTAAACTTAGATTGGACACCAGTCCCTATATTGCCAAAGTTTGTAGATATAGTTGTTAATGGTATGCAAGACCGAGAGTTTAAGGTTAAGGCTTATGCTCAAGACGCATTATCTCAAGCAAAAAGAAGTAAGTATCAAGATATGATAGAGGGCCAAATGGCTGCTAAAGATATCTTGACTACGATACAAGAGCAGACAGGTGTAGACCCATTTATTATGGACCCCGATGAGCTTCCGTCATCTGATGAGGAGTTGTCTCTTTACATGAACCTAAACTATAAGCCTGCAATTGAAATTGCGGAGGAAGAGGCAATAGACACTATGTTTTCTGAAAATCATTATGATGATATTCGTAAACAAATAGACTATGATTCTACAGTTATAGGTATGTCTGTTGCAAAACACGAGTTCCTACCTGGAGCTGGAGTTCAAATATCATATGTAGACCCGGCTAATGTTGTGTACAGTTACACTGAAGACCCTCACTTTAAAGATTGTTTTTATTGGGGAGAGATTAAAACATTACCTATTGCTGAACTATTAAAGATAGACCCAAGCCTTACTCGTGAAGATTTAGAAGA